CTCTTGGGTTGTCATTACATCGTCTAACTTCATAATACCCCCGTCGCTTTCAGTAAATTGTAGATTGATAGGATTAGCGCTATCACGCTGATTATTAATGTTAACCTTGCCATCATTATACCTCAGTTGATATAATGAAAGAGAGATGGTAGGAGCCCTATCGGGCTCCTGTGGTTACTCCTTGTTAATCGCTGTTATCACCGCCGTGATTAGCTGGATGATTGCGATTACTAAAGGCGGTAACCACTTTAACCACTTCTTTTTCATTTTCAACTTTTCACCTCCTTTCTATGGTTTTATTATAACACGGTATCGTGTTATTTGCAAGTACTTTTTTAAAAATTTTTACACAAAAAAAAGACCTTACTAGGAATATGTCCCAGTAAGGTCTTTTATACATTTACTATCAATCCATGAGTCCACCTGCTCATGCTCAGGAGATGTATGGATCACCTCTCAGTCATCGATGAATTACTACTCCGATTGTCGCACCCGCTCCCAGTATTTGGGATAGGTTGCGTTGCATTCGTAAGCGTTTGATTGTTCTCTTGTCGTTGTCGATTTGCCCTTTCAACTCTGTCAAAGAGTTCTGCATTTCGGACAAGACAATTTCTTGCTTCATTGATTGAAGTTTGGCTTGCGTTAATTCGTTCTCCAATTTGTTGATTGTATTGTGAGCTTCGTTCAATTCTTGTCGCTGCTTCACGGCTATAGTCTGCGCTTCTGTCAATGGAACGCTGGATGCTTCGATTAAGCTCAACGCTTTCGCGTTGTTGCTTTTCAATTCGTTCCACTGACTCACGGGCACGCTGATAGTCGGTTCCGCTTGGTTGGTAGAAGATATATCCGATGCAAAGGATGAGGATGAACCCAATACTACCGATAATAATATAGCGGTAAGTAGGGTTATTAAATAGTATCTTGATTTTGTCATACATTATTCCCCTCCTGCATAATCTGTGATGCCACGTGCAATGGCTCTCACAATAGTATCAAGGTCATTGTTAAGTAGTGCTAGGTCTTCATCGTTATCTATGAACGCCATTTCAACGAGAACGGCTGTCGCATCTGTACCATTTAGCACCCATAAATCTTGCCGTTCTTTCACACCGCGATCCGTAGTATCGATGCTTCGGATGATTTGGCTTTGAATATCGTTCGCCAGTTGCTGACCATTGAACGATTTGAACAATGTCTCAGTACCGCGTGCCATGTGGCTTTCACAAGCATTACAATGAAGCGATACGAATATATCTGCTCCCCATTCATTGGACTCAGCGCACACAAGTCCTAAGTCATCATTCTGCAGAGTGCGCACTTCGCATCCTGCTGTTTGTAAATAACAAGCCAATAACTTACCAGCATCACGAGCAACGTCGCATTCACGACGTCCTGTGTTAGGATTTACTGCTCCAGAGTCCAGGTCAATGTCATGACCTGGATTTATAAATATTTTCGTCATTACAACTACCTCCTTCTAATTTATCAGGGACACCATTATCATTTCTATCCAACCAAAGTCCTAGAAAGCCTACTACGGCTGTCAATACACTAGGAATGAATATGTGGTCAATAATATTGAGCCCAACATCAATCAACTTATTAGTTTCACTTGATACATAACCCCTAGCAAATGCCATAACATACTCTGTTATGACTAACCAAATAGGAATTAGCATAACAAGCACTAGAATCCGTGTCGCTAGTACTCCAGTAGGTCTAATGTTAGCAACACGAACAGCACTATATGCGAATTTTAGTCGGTTCATGATTTGATATTTCATTATCAGTCACCTCCTATATCGTCCGTGTTAAGCGTGATACTTCTTCCTATGGGCATATTATTTAGAACTTGGATATGCATCAGTTCAGTACTCAGACTCTGAACTGTGGTTTCGAGGTTATTGAGCCTGTGAAACTTCGCAGCATCTCGTTCTTCCAACTTGACCAACTGCTTTAGTATTTCCTGATTACTTTTTGTTAATTCAGCGATACTGTTGATAGCATCAGATAACTTATCGTCATAATCTTTACGTTGTTTATCCATTCGTCGAGCCAAATGGTCATCTAATTCTTGCTTAACCGCAACTAGCGAGGTATGTTCTAAAAACCACACCATCGCACGAAACGAGCCCCGAAGGGCGGCCCAGATAACCCCTAATAGGGTTACCCAGAAGCCAATGTCCGCGAAATACGGTGGAATTCCGAAGTCCATTAGCAATAATCTAATTTCGTCCATTTAGGCCTCCGCTTTCTCCCATTTTTCACCGTAAAGGTTCCATTTCTTGGTGTGATCTGGATTGTAGACCTCTAATGAAATTTTCTGCATCATGACTTCTCGTGGTGGGCGAGATTCCTCGCTAACAGTCATTTTATTAACTCTAATGAGGTCATAAGATTTTAAATCAAGGTTATCATCTGCCCATACAAATGCGGGGATATTGATTACGGCAAGAGAACTGTTAGCGAAAGCATCCCTGTCAATATCAGTGGCCTTTGGCAAATTGATAATATTGTGCTCGGTTCCGACGAATGCTAATGCACCAACTTTAACAACGTTCGGACAGGTGAGTTCACCTTCCAAATCGCTACGGCCATAGAATTGCTTAGGCAAAATTTCTGTAGCCGTCTCTGGATTGAATTCAACAAGACCTTTGATTTTAACAGTATCAACGACATGATCGATTAAGTTAAGATATTCAAGATAAATATCATCTGCACCATAAGGCTGAATTCTAATAGTTGCACTTCCAGATTTAATTTCAACAGTTTCTGTACTGCCACTCACTCGAACTTTAAAGCCGTCTTGCCCAGATACACGAACTTCCGTATCCCCTTTTCTTGGCTCGTTAAAAGTAAGTGGTGCATAAGGTTGCTCAGCCAATGCATGGACAATAGCAGATAATATCGCTTCAAGGGTACCACTATTAATAAGGATATTCTTACCTTGAAGTGCTGAAACAACGCCTGATAAGTTAGGCATCTTCACTTTTAAGGATTCCAACCACTCCGCCTCGGTTCCTACGAATCCATGTGCTAAAGCAATTTCATAAGCACTTTTCCCGTTATTGCCTACCATGGTTGCTTTTACTTCCGCCTCTACTTTAATCGGACCTTCAATTCTTACTGGTAACGCTTCGTTTTGCATAATACATTCCTCCTCTAATCATGCATGGCCACATCCTGAATTATGTTGACTACCCCCATGCCCAGCTTGTAATATCGGCTAGGCTCCGATTCCTTATATGCAAAAGCATCATACACATGCTCACCAAAGGACTTGATTTCTAGGGTATCCTTTCCGGAAATATTGAATGTCGCAATCTTCCCAGATGTTACCCCTTGCACTTTAATAACAAGCGGACCACTTGCTCGCTTTCGTATGGCGAATACCGACTTGAATCCAGTCAAATCCACATTGTCATCTTGGACTGCGTAAACTATCCCGAAATCCTCGCCAATATTGAGGTCTATATCCTTTACATTCATTACTTATCATCTCCCTTAATTGAATGGAATCGTACCTTGTTTATCGTACCCGGTCACATCGACTACCAAATACTGAGATGTGGTTTTACCTGAGCAACCTACAGGATACGTGGTGACTGTATTCCAATCAATGAACTGATACGATTTCAGTGATACAGTACTCTCATCGTGAAATCTGAACGTTTGCCACACTCGCCCCGTGTGTGACTTTTTATCTCCATTATTAATATTTGGCCCCCAAACGGATGCATCGATTACGGACATGGGTATAATTGCAACCTTGACGCCATATGACTTTGGGTCACGGGCCATGTTTGTAAAGGTATCCGGAACGTAGTTTGATAACTGGTTATACCAATCATGCGCATAATGATCGATTATGCGTAGGTACCTGATGCGGCTATCATATATCACATCATTCTGCAGATTGTAATCTGCTGCCCAGGATGCTTTATAGTACTTGTGACGGCCAAGAACCTGCAATGCCGTATTAGGCTTACTACTCCCTACCTTGTCAACAAATCGAATACGAGGTGTATCTGCATTAGCCACAACGTCCTCGAAGTATCCAAAGCAATAGAATTTAATACCAGCTTTGACTTCATCAACCATTGATTGTGTTACCTTTTCGCCTGGTTTAATTACATCCACTACTAGTACCATTAACTGCTCACGACGTTTATGAACCCACTGAGCCGCGAATTCATATCCTTGCGGAACTGATACTGCTATAAGAGGTGCATCACCATGATATATGCGATTAGTAATATAAAAGACTTGGATTACATTAGCTTCCCCTGCAATATATCCGTATTGGAATTTACTCGTAGGCACCAGCATAGGCGTGTAAGCTACAGGCTTGAGCGGGATTTGAACCGTTGGCGTTATCCCCCTCATTGCCCCGGTGTAGAGAACTGCCTCTTTTTGTTTAGGAAAACTAAGATATACTAGATTGTCATAGGTATCGTTTATAATCGTGACGCCTTCTTTATTCTGGATATTAATAAATTCCATACGCCAGCCACCCTTCGTACGTAAGATCCTTAAATTGACGATTGATATTATATTCATCCTGGGACACTGCAAAATAATATGTTATGACATTGCCCCTAACCTCTGCCACTAAGTACTGCCCCATAGCTGCAGCCCAGATATGCTGCCCTGGCTGCAATCCATTCACAGTAATTTGTTGGCGCCGATTTGGGATGTCAGATACATACATCCGCCCCTCGATACGTGTGAGTCTTTCCTTGAGATTTAGTATGATATTGCCGTTAGCATCATAAGCTAATACATGGGGTTCCATAATACCTCCTACCAGCACCCAAGTTTAATCCGAGGGTTGTTATCATCATCAAAACCTGTAATAAGATTATCCTGAATCTCAACACGAGCGCCGGTCTCTTTAGAACGAAGTAACCCGATTGTACTGGACACCGCCGATAAACTATCAACATGTAATTTGTCGGCAGTAACTGCGTTAGCCTGAATCATCTTATTAACAATGACGTTATCATCGAACTTAGTCGCTCCAGTGATGTGAATCAATTTCCCCGCAATGTATACACCGGACTGACTGAGGTTAATGCGAGACACCAACTCACCACCATCAATCTCGCCAATACTTTTTTTAATTTGTAAATCGATGCTACCAGCTAACTCAGTAATGCGAGATTCCGTATGTGACGCCAAATTCGTAATTCTTCTAGTGGTCTCTTCAGAATTCGTATTGAATTTCTTATCAAGTTCCTTAATTCGCTCATCGACTTTATTCAGCCCGAGAGACTCAAGGTCTAGCAAGCTCGCATCAATTTGTGTCTTAATCACGACTTGCTTCTCATTAACGAGTCCATCTCCGAACACGTCCACAAATGAGCAACGTATCCGGTATATTCCAGCTGAGTTCGAATACGTCAGCATGGTGCTAGTAGTTTCAAAATCATCAGTGCGCTCATCTCCGATCACGTGGCATCTGATTGCGTATGCTTGTGCGGGCTTAGTTGAGAAGTAAAGATTGAATCCCCCTAACTGGCTTTTTACTACAAGCTCAGGCGCGGCCAACTGCGGAACGTTATACTCGTATGTTGCTGCAGTCGAGTATTTGCCCAACGTACTGCGAGCATATAGATAAACAGTATCTGCTCGTTTAGTTAAAGTAAGTACAGCAGAGGTACCCTTAACTCTTGCCAATAAAGCATTCGTATCTTTACCAGGATTATTATCAGTACGTAATTCGTAATAGTCGACGTCAGCATTCAGCACCTCATTCCATGATGCGGTGGCGTTTCTACCGAAAGTAATACCGAAGTTGCTAGGCATATCGGGTATCGCATCCATCGGTTTGACTATCACATCAACCATTTGAGCTGTTTCTGCCCGGTTACCAAATCGGTCAACCGAAATCGCTTTGATTCTATACTCCTCACCTGGGCCTAATGCCTTAATGATCACTTGGCTCGTACTACTTCCTGCATACTGCCATTCTTGACCTGGCACAGGCTTTCCGCTCTTCGACTTTAAGAGATACCAAACCTCTGCCACATCGAAGTTGGCAGGATTACTAGGCGGGTCAAATAGTACTTGTAAATCATAGTACACGCTCTTATCTGCAGTCTGATTATATCGACTGAGTACGTGCAAATTTTGCACATCCTCCGGTGCTTGCATTTTAGGTATGGCTATAGATTTTGTCACGCCAATAGTCAACTGCCCTAACTCATTAATTGCCTGCACGCGTACTTCATAGTTCGCGCCTAGCAGCATATCGGATATTGTGGTAGTATTTGTGGATGCTGGGTAGTTTCCAATATATGTCCACGTATCACTCTTTACATTTCGGTAATTCACAACTACGTTTGAAACTTTTCCATCACGAGGTAATTGCCACGTTACACCTATGCGTGAATACATGATGCCATTAGCACCATAGACGTCGCTCACTAATCCTACTGCTTGAATATCAGATGCACCGTGATTCGTATAATCAATACTTGGCACTGTGCCATCATCTGATACATAGAGTTCTGGATAATATTCCATGCATTGGATCTTACGAGTCATTTCTGATAATGTTTTCGTAATGGCTAAAACACGAAATGGCTTAGCCGATTTAGAAACCTCTCCGAATGCGTATACCGCATCAGGCTGCACCGGTATAACCTCTTTAACAATCACATTGAGACCCAATACATTCACTACATTAAACGTAGAGACAATATCCGTAGAATTGCTACGAATTAGCAACTGATAATTCTTCCCTGGTTGTACCGACACTTCCTTATCGAGTGTAATCGTCTGTCCACTTACGGCAACCACACGACCACCCTCACCCCATTCGGGTATGTCGTGCTGAATTAGAATGATATCTCCTACCGTGCACGCTATGGCATCCGTAAACGCCTCTATTGTCACAGTACGTATTTCGTATTTATTGCATCGCAAGAAATGCTTACCGTGTTTATATGCCTGCTCAAGGCTAGTACACCCCATGAGCTCAACTTGTGCCGGATTAGTTAGCGTATCCGACTCGTCGTAAGTATCCCCATACACGGGAATGACATCTCGTTCATAATCCTTATCCTTGTTAAGGAACGATATTTCAACAGAGTTCGCTCTAGCCTCTACACCTTGAAACTCTTCAGTAAAGCTGCCTTGTTTTATATTGGCTACAGTAAACAACTGCACTGGTGTAGACTGATAATCACTAACACATGTAAACCTAGTTCCTACAGGAATTACTTTCCCTCGGCCTACTGCTTCTGGATACTTTAACGCATCCCATAATCGCATAGCGGTGTCGTATATATAGTTAAACGTAAACCCATTTGTTTTGCACTTATCTGCCCATGCCTTAAATGCGTTATAGTCAAGGCGCATATGGGGCTGTCCGAATACAATATATTCACCGCCAATCTTACGGCAGATATGGATTAAATCATAAGCAGCCCATGCCGGATTATCCGCTGGTTGAGCTTCGTACTTATTAATATACGGATTGAACACATACACCTCTGAACGCTCTTGAATCCATGTCACTTTTGGATCGCTTCCGCTTAGTTGAGATGTAGCCAAAGCCTTAATTCCAATGAGAGCTTTTCCTGGATGCACGAAATCATCATAGATAATTTGAGTTAGCTGAACCCAGTAGACCTTATTGACATGGCGCAGGCTTTTCCCATCTTTCGCACTGCATCGCATACGGATTTCGTAACGAGCCTTTTCGAGATTGTCAAAGCGAAATACACGATAAAACGCATTATTTGTCGCCTCTTCAATTCGTCCTGCGTAATCGGATGTATTTGTCACGCTATTATCTGACTTAATAAAGTTCCACGCATCCCGGCGCTTAATATGGCCGGCCATACCTTTTTGATTTGCTAAAGGTAATGCCTGCCAGGACTCATCGCCTACCTTACGAATTTCTGCTTTCAAAGTGACAGACGTACGGTCAGCGCCGCCGCTATCATTTGAATAATATAATCCGTTTGGGAATCCAACAGTTAACTCTATGGCGTCACATGCATCGCCTTGTACCTGTTGCGTATTCCATGATTCAGTCAATTCATAGTTTAGGGATTGATCCGCAAAGTTATCATTGAAATTTGGGATAACTGTTTGATCATTTGTGCCCTTTCTGATATCCACCTGCACATCCTTATAATTACTGATTGGGTTAGCATTAATACGAATATCTTCTATTTTTGATAATTCGCCCTCACCGGCACAGTATAAAAGGTTAAGATATTGCTTTTCACCATCACTAATTACATGGCGGGATAATAATAACCCAGCACTTTTCATCCGGCCATACGTCACGGCTAAAGGGTAGCCCTGCCCAGTAACAGTTTCGGTACCTCCCCAGCCATATGTATTTGACTGTTCGGAATTCGAACGGTCAACTTTAGGAGCAGTTAACTTTGAGACAATAGCATTACCTATCATCCCTACCGCCATAGCAATTACTGACCGCCAAATCAAGCTTTGGATACCAAAGATAGCACCCGAAGCAATACCACCGGTAAATACGGCCAACCCTATTGATAGAAGAACACCAAAGAATTTGCCCTCAACTCGGGGCATTACTACAATATAGTCTTCATCGTTTACAACTGTATCCGGCGCCGCCTCATGTCCATTTACTGAATACGCCCATTCCCCAGGTGCACTGAAGTAATAGCTGATAGACTTGCCCTGTTTAAATGGCAAATATTTTGTATCCCGTTGCTCTGGCTTGAACGGATTATTTACAATGATTACATTAACCATCTGCTACTCCTTCCTTTCATAAATGTGCTTCAATCGAGGCACGTACTTTGATATATGTTCTATACATGTGCCGCTATGTTCAGTAGCGTGTATAAATTTACCTTCACCAAGATAAACCCCTACATGATCAAGATTTTTACCATATAACGCAAACACTAAAACGCTACCAGGCATTGGCTCACGAACTTCACGCCACTCATCCATTTGGATTTGGGTATATTCGGGTAGTGGTATTCCACTACGCCGATATACCTCAACAACTACATCCCAGCATTTCATTTCCGAGAATGGGGTACCTATCATATCAGTCAAGTCACTTATTGGATGCATACAGTCCTCCTTGCGGGATAGTAGGTTCTCCGCCAAATCGTGTACTGTTCCCTAATTCACGACATCGCGCTAGGGTTTTATTGCATTGATTTTCACGACCCTTATATCCACACTGAACGCCTTTAAACTTGAACGGACAGAAATCCTTCATTACACGGATTAATGGGAATCGTCGAGTAAAGCTAAAGTCAGTCCCTAGTGTAAACTCCATCCATTCTGCGTTTGCATGAGTTCCTGTAATTACGAAATGCTCTTCTTGCTCGCACACATCAGGTATGTTCGTATTCACTACACGAATGATGACATTGGCTCCAGTGAATCCATTATTAGACTCTGCCATACGCTGGATTGTTCGAGTTACATTAGACACGGATAGCTTGATATTAGGTAAATCCGTCGCATTCTCTGTAACATCTTGAATGGTAAATGGAAATGCAATATAGGTATTGCCTTGAAATTGGATATTCTCCGTATTGTATACCAATCGAATCGTATCCCCTTTATAGGATATTTCTAACAGCATTAACCACACACCTGTGGCCGATATCTGGTTTTTCTCTAAAATCGATGCCGTTGAGAGTGGTAACATGTTATACCTCCTGTAATTTCACGGTTCCCATCCACACTCCGTAGTCATTCGCCGCAAAGTCTAACTGATCTGCGAATCGTACATTTAGTGTTTCCCGTGTTTCCGGATGAACCCAAGCAAATATACCAGAGCAGTTGACTTCATCGAAGAATGACCGAAGTTTATAATAATCAGCTGTTGGTAACTTGTACCCTACGGAATATGTCCGCCGAGTCTTTGTCGTCTTTTTCCTGGTGATTAGCGTCATGTTTTCAACTTGGCCTTTATACGAAATATCTGGAGTAGTCTCCTGAATTGGGTATATCGGCCATCGAATATCTGGAAATACTGCCATAGTTATACTGCGGATGCCTTGATGGCGTCACGCATACCTCCTTTGTTTGATTCCATAGCACGAACTACTACATCGATAACATAATTCTCACCATCGAACCGGGAGTTCTGTTGCTTACTTTCAAGTTCTTGGCCAGACTGATTGATGATATTAACAACTACATTGTTGCTTGTAGCGCCACCTACCAATCGACGGGTTTCGCTTGCCGTATAAATGCGGTGTGATCCAGAGGACTGTAATAGTTCTGGCCCGTTTTCACCAACTAACATGAGTCCTGGATTTGTTTTTCCTCCAGCAGCAAATCGATTTCCCGTAAATGCAGAACTAAACGAACCACCACCAGCAAAGGACGATGTCCCTTTTGCAGCACCTAGTGAGCCAATACCACTTACTGCACCACCAAATAATCCTTGCAACTTAGGCATGATGTATTGTTGGAACGTTAACTGAATCATCATCTTAATAATGGCATTTGTCATATCCTTGAATATGTCCTTAATTCCTTTACTAAATGACTTCGTTCCTGTTGCCATAGCCTCGAGATTATTTGTCCATGCTGAATTGATAGAGCTCATCGTACTGTCAAAAGTCGATTTAGCTAAATCGGCATAATTGGTAGTCTCTTGCTTATATTGGCGTGCGGCTTCTTGCAAACTTGTTTTAAGACTACGACCTGCGAGTTCCCATAACTTCTGTTGAGACTCTAATAGGTTCTTTTCAATTTGCAGTCTTTGAGTAGCGCTTAACTGTGCCTCATTGACTTCGCTACGTGCGTAGTCAATATAAGCTTTTAACTCTTCAGCAAGTAAAGTATCTGCATCACTGCGAGATAAACGGCCAAGAGTAACCATATTGGTTAAGTGGTCAACGGTTTCACTTGTTTGCGTGTACGCCAACTCTCTGATTTTCTGCTCGGTGTCAGATGCCAATTTTAGGCGCTCTGCTTGGGCTTTCTTTTCAGCGAGCTCCTTATCGCCTACCGCTTTTGTGTACTCACGAACGTTATCATCAATCTGCGCCTTTTGTGCTTCGGCTTCCGCTTTGAGTAATTGCAAACGGTCGCCTGTGCGTTCAAGGTCGAGTTTCTTAATATCCTCGTTCATCTTACGAACACGGATAGCTTGATTGCGTTCTGCCTCAGCTAATCGCTTTTGATACAACTCTTCATTCTTAGCTCTAACTTGGGCGGTTAGATTTGACTCAGCTAGTTTCTTAGCATTCTCTGCACTCCCTGCTGAGTCTGCAGATACGCCAGATGTAGCACCCGCTAATAAGCTAGTGTCTACGTACCCTGTGATAGCGCCAAAGTCACCTTCAACAGACGGCTTAGCAACTACTCCAGTACTAGAGTTAGCCCCAGTATAGCCACCTGCACCATCACTAATGACAATGTGATTATCGCCAAGTACGACAACACCATCTCCGGCTTTAGGTGTATATCCATCGCCTGCATCATGCCATGCGCCAGCAGCTCTTGCTGCATCCATGATTGATGGAACGTATCGAGGTACGTCCTTACCGAATGCCTGCAATACAGAGTCAGAGAATAGCTTTCCGCAATCTGTTGCCCACGTTCCGTCAGCGCCTAACTCGTACGCCTTCCCTAGTTGCTCATTAGCTGCATCTAATACACTCACGGCTTCGCCAGTAACGCCTCCACTCAATCCGGAAACAGAACGGATGATGTCACGGATATTCTTATTGTTAGATTCATACTGATTCTTCGCAGTTAACTTATCAATTTCGTATTGACTACCGTCAATTTGTAAGCTTTGCAAAGTAAGTGACCGGTACAAATCCGCCATGCGTTCCACAGCACTCGTCAACTTTTCTGCCGCTTGTTGAGCTTTCTTAGCAGCCTGCTCTTGCGCTTTGGCCGCCTTTGCCGCTTCCTCATTCGCTTTATTGATAGCTTCGGTATTCGTTAACCCGCCATTAGCAAGGTCCTCTTTCGCTTTTGCAAGTTCTTCATCAAGTTTCGCTTTCGCAGCATCCGCCTCTTCTTTTTGCTTTAAAGCCGCATCAATTTTCGCGCCTTCTTCTTTAGTAGCTAAGCGGTCATTCTTCACAAGTCCGAGCCACGCGCTATCCTCAATCCAATATCGAGTATCATGTGATTCCCTAAACTTATCAGACAGGCCTGTTGTTGAGTTCGTATTCTTGTGAATACGTTTACCGTCAACTTCAACGCCTAAATATGAACCAGCTGTTTTAGATGCATATGCCGCATCAAGAATCGCTTTACCTGCAAGCCCAGCTACAGTAGCTAATGTTACCCATGGACCTGCCGCTGCAATCGTGGCCAAACGCATAAATCCGAGTGCACTCGTTAATGATCGCATTACTATGATTACAGCCCCAGCTTCTGCACCGAATTTGACAATGCCTCCGATAGCTTCCTTTTGCTCGGCGGTCATCGACTCGAATTCTTTAGCAACGTCTAACACGCCTTTTGCGTAGTCATTAAACACAGGAACTAACTCATGGCCGATAGATACCGCAAGCCTTTTCCCTGTATTCTCTAAATCTTTTAATTCACGATTTAGCTTTGCTGATTTAGCTGCAGTCTCATCGTCGATGATAAGCCCCATTGCTTTGGCACGTTCAGCCACCTTGTCCATCTGCTCAGCGGACATGTTGAGCATGGCGTGCATTTGGTAGCCAGTACGTCCAAAGAGTTCCATTTCGACACGAGTCTTTTCAGCCCCGTCCTTCATTCCTCTTAGGCGTTCCTGTATCATCTTGAATACTTCAACAGTATTCTTACCCTTGATATCTTCAAGTGTGTAGCCTAATTTACTAAAGATATCGGTACCGAGTTTACCCTCTGCCCGAGCGACTTCCATTTTTTCTTTGGCCGCTCCGACGTTCTTAGAGAACTTAGCAAATGCACCTGCACTATCTTCCATAGCAATACCCATGTAATTGGCTACTGCTAGTAGTTCACTGGTTTCCTTTGCTGTTGCACCGGTAATGCCCGATAACTTCTTAACGGCTACGTCCCATTGAATGGCCTCTTTGGCAAGTTTGGCGCCGAGTCCTACGACTCCGGCTCCCGCACCTATCGCCATGAGGTCATTCTTCATTTTGCCAAGGGCGGATTTGGCGCCTTCGGCACTTGCAGTAATTTTCTTGAGTCCTGCTTCCGTATTCTTATCGGTTAGCTGAACGACAATATCAATTAAATTATTGGCCATTCTTGTGCGCCACCTCCAACTCTTTAGCTTCCAAGATTACAAGCAAATCAATAAGATGCGGCAGTGGTTCGATGCCGTAAGCCCTCGCCACTTCTAACACCGCAGGCATATCAAATCCAGCAATACCACCTGAATGCCAACGTCGCTGCATCCGGCTTGCATTGTACACTCGCATTGCTTGTCGCGTTCCGTCTAATTGATGCGGGGAATTAAACTCACACTCCGAACAGTCAAAATGCTGTTTGGTCTCACGTTGCATCTTGATACAATCAGAGCAATACTTTGGCTTATCGGAGTTAAGCCAAAGTATTGCATCAATTAGTTTTTTTCGATTTCAGCCTTTTTTTCGTGAGTAAACCGCATTGTATCAAGCGCAATTTCCATAAGATCATTGTCTGGCGCTGCGTTGATTTCATCTTCAGTTAAGCCGTAGATGTGCTGCATAATCCATTGTGCAAGGTCACGAGAACGTAATAGACGTTCTGTGTCCGGTGCTTCTTCCGGAACTGGAGTATACAATGGGTCTAAACCGGATTTAATTAATTCGCCACGTTCAGCGAATGTTAATCCTCTTACTTTGATATCTTCAAATGCCATATGGGCACCTCCTAGTATTGTTCTTGATTATTAACTAATGTAATGATGGATGCGGAACGACCAGCATCTGCACGATAGTATGCTTTAAACGGCAATTCAATATTGACGCCACGAGGGCCGTCGATACCTGGAGATTGTCGTTCGTAAACAAGTTCAGGCAACTTGAATGTTAATGTCCAGTCATCTTGTGTAAGTTGTAATTCCAAGCTAGATTCCGTACCGTTAACGGCTTTGTTTAAAAGGTCCTTATTTTGGAAGAACGCTTTAATCGTCCCGGAAATCGACACAATACCCGGGTCGATGTATGTTCTAAAGCCTTTACCGCCAATAGCGTAAGAATCACCATCCAAGCCAAAGTCAAAGTTGATATCGCAACTTAAAATATTGGCCACAGTAACGCCGCCCTCTTTGATAGTTGCATTAAGATTTTGGAACGGTAAGAAATTTACCGCCTTGGCTGCAGCATCGAATGTAGTAGCCGCTAATGTTTCCTTGCAGCCCATTACATCCACAGATGCTGTAAGTTCGGAGTCGCCGCCGAATTTAAAACCTAATTTACTAACTCGTACGCCAGCGAACTGCTGGAATACGTTAACATCAGGGTACCCCTGTTCAATAGTTAGAGACGGCATTGTGTTGCCGATTTTAAATGTGTGCTCAGACTTCTTATTTGGCGCTTGGCCAGTTGTATTAGAAGTCGGTTGACCAAATGCAGCTTTTAACCAGTATCCGATGTCGATTACACCAACAGGTACGGTTAAACTACCGGACGTGTCGATGTTGCCACGGAATGGCGCTGCTGGATTACGATCACCACGGATTACTGTGGAGTCGTTTAAGTTCTGGCTAGCTTTTACAGAACTAGAAATAATCGGAGTGATGACACCGCCAGTAGTTGGCGTTGTACCAAAATCCGCCTCAAACGCAATCGCCACATGGGACTGAGAGCCCTGTGCACGTTTTGCTGTTGCCATATGCATTTCCTCCTTTAATATTCAATGTTCCCACCGATTACATGCGGGATTTCTATAGTAGCTGTTAAACGTCCGGTGAACACCGGGCGCCAATTCATTGAGTCTAATTCATAATCAATGCCGATTACCGGAAAGGCTGGATTCACCTTACAAATGCATTCAATGATTAACTGCCCTAGGTTATCCGATTCTAGCGCTCCGTCGTATCGAATAATATTCTTAACGCGAGTTGCACCTTTATGGACGATACCCCATACAATCATTAACGAGTATGTGTAGGTATCAGCAAGCCCTTCGTTCTTATTACTCGGTAGCAATATGATGCAAGGGCAATCTTCTTCGAGCGGTGCATCAACATCGTCGTAGCCGACATACAGTTGCGCCGGCTTTCCGTATTTGTCATTGCAAAATTTAGTCAACGCTTCATCATTCGCTAGGGCTTCAGCCCAACGTTCAACGATGCGCGACAGTGGAATTGTCTGTTGCATCAAATCACCTTACCTTGTAATTACGTCGAGACGCGGATTGTGCAGCCGGACCATAAATAGCGTAGTCGCCTATCTTACCCTCGATATAAGGTTTAAGCTTAGGCTGTAACGCTGCTTTCATAGGTCCATAAGTATGACGTGGCTGAATTTTGAACATCGATTTTCCCTTAGGTAGCGGTACACCGGCCGCAAATAACTTCTTACGCATAGGCTCTGTAATCTGCTTGGTGTAACCTTCCTCGATGCGTTCGCCTAACCGTTTAGCCGAATTGGATAACCACCCAACTCGGACGGATTGCTTGCCCTTGTCATATTGATATCCGACTGCATTCGATAGCTTACCTAGAGGACTATATCCGATTGTCCTGGCACTAATACCCATATCAAGTAAGGCATTTCGCGATTTAGAGCCCCAGGCTTCTCGTTCTGCACGTCCTCCACTTTGGTAAGCTTTTCTAAGTTTCGCACCGAATGCTGACTCAAATGCAGCACGTCGCGCAGGTGCCATGAAGTTAGGATATTTACGTCCACCAGGTGCACCCGACCGAATGCCCTGCTTAATTTCCTTTTGCATCATCCAACCTGTCGACTTTAATGCCTTACGCATCCAGTCCGGTTTTGTTTCTGCAATGAAATTCAGATACGGTGTGGCTGTGTCTGTAATCGTAATAGGTTCATTACTCATTACGGTCTCACCGCCCTCACGTTATGGACGATTTCCAAACAATACATAGCACCGTCAAAATTTGATACGTGGTCAACGTACCATTTCTCGCCGTTGATATACACTTCGTCTTTTGGTCGAGGTTCGGGAACATCCTTAGCACGCACCCAAATTTGAGCTTTATCAGCTAATGCTTTGTCGACAAATCCAGAACCTTTGCCATCATATTCGCCAATCTCCACACTTGCTTTTATGGACTGACCTTTGTAATTAATTTTTTCGCCGAATACAGATAGTAACGCTTTGTCATCATATTTCAGCATTTAGTTTTACCTCATGAAAAGTAAAGCGCCCAAAATGGGCGCTTTGTAATTATTTAAGCAGTAGGTTGTAACAGCATTACTGTCACAGTTTCCTGTGTTGCAGTTTTAGGTTCTACTGCCATACCAAGAACTTTACCACCAGTTTTTACTGCTTTATCTGTTAAGAATTGAACTAAATCACCAACAGCGTATGTGTCGGATTTATTAGCTGCCACTTTAAATACACCTGTTACTTTTACAGCACCGACTTCACCTTTAGCAATATCAGTAATTGCAACACCGTGAAGTTTACCAACTTCTACAATGTCGCCAACTTTTACAGGCGCGGTAGCTGTGAAATTAATACGATCAGTATCCATTACGAATTGTGTCATCATGTATGTTACCCCCTACTTATTTACCAGCATTTTTATAAAGACCACGGAAGTCAATGGCGTCAACACCAACATCGAATGCTACTTTGTATTCAATGCCGTCAACATCAAAGCCTTGACGTGTTTCAAGACGTGGAGTTTCAACACCATTCAAGTACGTTACTTCAATAGTATCGTGTTGAGACGCATCCGCTACTAGGTACCATGCGGTAGGGTCTGTCAATTCAGCATCAGACACTACAACAAAGCGACCTTTATAAGGGTTAACTACGCCAGAATTTGTGCCATCCACTGCAGCTGTAGAATTAACGATTTGATATGCAGTTACTTCCAATTCAGGTGGCACTACCAAGTATTTAGGTGTGATGTTTAAATTAGCTGCATCGGTAATACCTTTTTGACGACGCATAGCAGTAATTGCTTTTGCCAAAGATGTAACAGATAACGCCTCTGCTGTTTTCGCTACGTTCCCGTGTTTATCGTCAAATAAGGCTACGTTATCTTGCATCTTAACTGTACCAGTTAATTGAGCATACACCATTTTGTTTACCAGGCGTTTTGCAGCGGAACCGTATTTAGTAGCAATTTTGGAGAATAAACCCAAGTCGTCATTAATAATAGCTTGGCGAGTCAAGCTGAAGATTTTACCGTAGGTAGCTACTTTAGTACGAGCGGATGCCTCACCGAATACATCTTGCGGGAATTGACCGCCCTCGGGTACTAATTCGAGGTTGCCTGCTTCAGACAATGCGTAACGTGCTGCTTCTTTGAAGTCACGGTTAGAGCCTTTGCCTGTCCAGATTTGGAATGTAGTTTCAGCTTCGTTAAAACCATTCATCACAGATTTATTGGCCAAGTTAGACATGATAGCAGGGAATGTAGATGTGGAGTTAATAGCCGCACGTGCCATTTCCATGTTATCACCAAAGTTAGCCTTAGTATCACATTCACGTCGTAAGGACTCACGAGCTAACTCAATCAAGGAGTAGCCGCGCAATTCACTAGCACCTGGTGCCGGTTCTGTTACAGGCAAGCCTGCTGCCATTAATACTGCGTCCTGTGCTGCTGCGCGGAATTTATCAGCTTCCGCTTCACCCATTGTTACGGATACACCTTTGTTACGTGCACGTAATTGGTCCATTACCATCGCGCGAGCTTCGTCAACGGATACACCCATTACGATTGCTTCATTCGCACCTTCTACATCGAAGTCACGGAACAATGCAGTAATTTCGGAAGTACGTTTACGTTCTTGTTCCATCGCTTTCGCAAGATCAGCTTGTGTCAAGCCCGTTTCTACTGGTGTAGATTTCACGTCTTCAGTTTTTAAATTTTCTTTTGGATCCATACTGTTTTCTTCCTCCTGTGTGTCAATACTTGTATGAATTTCTTCAGCACTTCGTCCTACCCCTACAGTTGGGTCGGCAGGAACAGATACGATACTGATTTCTAAAGGTTCCCAATCGGTTACTACATATGTGTCAGGTCCTTTGAATCTGCCATTACTAGATACAGAATCTTTCTCATCGAGCACCTCATAGCGCTTAATAGAATACCCAACGCTTACACCTTGTAGCGTGCCTGACTGTACCTTTTGGAATATGGTGTCGGATTGTTCATCTTCATCGAAACGCACTAGTGCTTTTCCTCGATTGTCTTCAATCCAAGCCTTTTCAACGTGCCCCACGACCACATCACGATCATGGTTAAACAACGCTGTACCCAAACCATTATTAAAGCGCTCAAGGTTGATGCACTCTTCATCATGGCAAAGGATTTCATCGCCGAACCAACGACCATATGGCGTTTCGGAAGAGAAGGACAATTCTACTGTCCGACTATCGGTATCGACATTGTCAATAGTAGATTCCCGGCAATAATTACCAAGAATGCTACGCTTTTGATGTTCACTCATTACTAGCCATCAGCTCCTTCCTGTGTAGTGTCATCATCGCCCATCGTTAGCGGTTGCAACTCACTGGAATAATCTAGTAGAACCCCGAGCTCCTTAGCTCTATCTTGTTCAAGTTTCCGTTGTTCAAGAACTTCTTCCCAATCTCGCCCAGATGATGCACACACATCTTCCAATGTTGTAAGACCCGATTTGATTGCTTCTTTATTAGCGTTAACTTCCTTAACTGGGTCAATCCAAGACCACCCTGGAGCAAGCCAAGCTACCTCTTGGTATTTGTCCTTGTTCGCTAAGTAGTCAGAAGGTAATTCACCCGCTAAGTAAAGAGCGTCAATAAAAGCTTTCCAAATCGGCATACAGAAGTGTGTGATTACAAATTTCTGCACTTGACGGAATGTCTTTTGGTCTTCTAACAAGTTTTGCCTTGCAGCTGAGAAATTCCCAGATATATTACGCGCTACGATGTCAGCGCTCATACCAAGACCGGACGCAACACGTCTGGTCTGAGTTGCCGAATATTCGCTTGCAGTTCCTGCATTACGCTTAGGGTCTGCAAACTCAATTGATTCACCAGGACTTAAATGCCTAACCATGCCTGGCGCCATTGTAATGTTAGGTCTTCCTTTCTTATCGCGTGGCAATAATGCTGATTGTCGTGCTGAATTTTGAGACGTTACGAAAACGCTAAAACATGCTGCTACACGAGCTGCAATCAAGTCAGCATCCATGTATTCGTCGATATCGTGTATTCGTCGTAAGACTAAAGCTAATAAGCTTATACCTCTAATCTGAGACGGTCGTTTCGGTTTAAACAACAAAAATGCTTGGTCTGTTGTTAAACGAACTGTATCAAAGGAACGCAAACCCATTGGATCAGTTTGACTCACATGGTAAGCTACTGGCCTGCCGTGTTCGGTAACCTCAACTCCATTGATGATGTTATTCTTACCATGTGTGATGCTTACTGCGCCGATATTTTCAGCTTCTATCAACTGAATGGATAATGGTAAGTACGTGCCTTGTGAAGTCTTATTGACTAGAATTTCCCCGTCGTACACCATACGTCTTAGAGCCATTTCTTGTAATTCATAGAAGTTTGAAATACCCCTAATGTCAGCGTTTTCAGGTTCAGCCCATTTGGCCCATGCTTTCTCGATTTTCTTATTTAGATCGTTGTTTAATTTTCCGTTACGATTTCTAACTTTCGCTTGTGGAATAATACCCGCGCCGATTACATTTCGTAACAACGCAATAACTGCTGATTCAGCTAAGTCGCTGTTCATTTCTGCCGCTCTTGCTCGTCCACGTATAATATCACGCGAACCTGTTGCAAGTTGCTCGGCTGTACCATACGCAGGTTGCCAATCACTGCTTAACCTGTCCATAGATGCCGCATCATATTGACGTAGTGCATCACGATAGGCTTGGCGCTCATATGCACGTTGTGGGCTCACCCATGCTATTACTTTGTCAATAATATTCATCGTCCACCCCATGTTACAAATGCATCTGCCTGGTACCCATTTGACTCTTCGTGCACACGCTGCATTAACGTTTGTTCTCGTGCGTATAGTACTGGTAAGTCAATTGTCTTGAAACGCTTACCGCCAATTTGTAATTCAGAGTATCCTTTAGTTTCAATATCCTCAATCACTTGACGGACCCGTTCAAGTTGTTCATTTACATCGCTCATGGTTCACCTCCTATCTAAACCAATGCCCAGTATTGCCTATGCCTCCGCCGTAATCTTCGTAGGTTTCAACCTCTTCGGCTTCTTCATAGTCAGCTGGTTCAACTAAATATTTAACACCTGCAATATCTGCTACTGCAGCATTGTAAGTGCAAGTATCAAGCAAATGATTAACAGGATGGCTGGTAAGCGGTTTCCATTGCACCGTTACCGCACCTGTTTTCACATTTCTGATTTCTTGCTTTTCTTCTGACCGTAAATGGTCAGAGTACTCTTGCGGACATTCTTTGTACAAATGAATCGTACCGACTTCATCTGCAGGTCTTATCATCCTTGCGAATATAAAGTCCTTCCAATAATCAGTGTTTAGCACATACAACTTTAATCCGCCTACGACTCCTTTTTCTAGCGAGGTCATAGTGTATGGTGCTGCCATCGTGCTATGATTCGAAGAGCCTTTAACTGGAATACAAACTTCAGGGAATCTAGAACAGAATTGATATACTTCGTCTGTTCTAAAGCCCGAGTCAATGCCAGCTTTCATCACCTGTCGAGATTCACCATATTCTGATGGATATTCTCGGTTAATGATTATCTCTTCTAAATCTTCCCATGTGCTTGCCTGTCCATAATCAATCAGATAAGACTTTACGCCAGGTGCGTATGCTCTTACTTCCCACCAGAAGTGATCAAGTTGTACGTCAACTGAAGCGATAAGCAATACTGCTTTATCTGGCACAACACCACACGGATAATTGGATTGAGTAAATTCCATATTTTGTGTGCTTTTAGTTTTAGAACTTTTCCACGGTTCTGCTAACCATGAGTTGATGAAGTTCATTAACGTAGCTGGCGTGCCCTTGGAATTCTTAAACTCATATGCAACGTCTCCGAATGTGACCCACGGCGAATATATCGACGATAAGTGATACGATACTGAGCGAACTTTACTTTGCGATTCGTTTACCGCTCTCCATTCACCACGTCTTAACATTTCCATTTTGTGCTTATCGTAAATACGTTCTCCGCAGTGTTCACATTCGTAGTACGCTGTATCACGTATCATGTCCGCATTATCGTTGTGTTCTTCAGGCCATTTTATCTGCTTAAACTTGAGGGTCTGCGACACTCCACAGTGTGGGCACGGCACGTAATACTGCCGGCGCTCATTTGCACTCATGAACGCCTGCCAAATATTACCCGACTCAACCGTAGGGGTAGACACCATTACGATTTTTTTATCGACAAACGTTTTAGTACGTTCTGTCGCCAGTTTAATTGGGTCTGCCTCCTTACCTGCAAAGGCGGGGTATTTGTCAATTTCATCGAAGAATAGATATTTGATTGAACGACTCGAAAGGCTACTTGGAGAGTTAGCCCCTACAAGTACCATGTAATTGCCATTATTGAAATCTAACTCCAACAATTTACTATTCTCATCAAACTTATCGTTAATAGATTTAACTGATTTGATCATAGGCTGTACACGCTTATCACTGGCAAATTTAGCGATAGTATCCGTTGGATACACCATCATGACAGGTGATGCCGTCTGGTCTAACGCATACCCTATCATATTGAGCTCGGCTTCAGTCTTACCAATTTGTGCGCCAAAGCAAAGTACAATTTTTTCAATGAGTGGATCAGTGAATCTGTCCATAGGCTCTTTGAGGTATGGAGTTCTGTGTGTCCTCCATCTCCCTGGCTCAGCTGATATATTAGTTAGTACCCTGAAATTGTCAGCCCATTCCGATACAGTGTATTTCTCAGGCGGCTTAAACGCGTCAAGTTCTTCAGGGAACCAATCAATTTTTGATTCGACCTTTGTTGACTTTGACTTCCGGCGTGTACTCGCCTTTGCGCGCGTAGCTTTCGAGGTAGTCTTCGGCAACTTCACTCACCACCCTTTCCACTGTTGCTCGTTCCTCTGGATCAGTAAATTCACTTCCTACTCTCTTACCGAGTTTAATAAGCGATGATTTTAACTCCAATACACGAGCAGACCATTCCTTGGCCACATCTGCACGAGATACATATTCGCCGTTTAATACGTCAAGCATCTTCTTTTCACGTGCAGCCCTGGATTCCTTATAATCGGCTTCGGCTATCAGTTTTCGAGTTGCTGCTGATTGGTCTTTGGATTTATCTGTTTTCGCCTGACCAAGATATACGAGTACGTCTCGAAGATTCCACCAACCTGTTGCAGCTTTCGGCATTCCTGCTTTGTGGTGCCTAGAAATGATTTCAGGGGTAACTCGTAGAAGGTCGCAGAGCTGAGCACTTGATACGAGCAAATCGCCTGCGGTATTGAATTTGACTCTCGGTTTCGTGTCAGCCATTGCGCCCCTCCTTTCTGTCTTTTACCAATCTACTTTCAACAGTAAAATTTCCCCTACACAGAGACAACTATCGCGCGGGGGCGATCAGCGGCCATTTTGTGTCTCAGGAGTACCTTTTCCCAATTTTCACTTTCTCGATTACATTCAGTATTGATAATGTAAATTTGGGCAACAAAAAAGCACCCGTTAAAGGGTGCTAGACTACCGCCTATCTCTGTAAGTAAAAAGGACGCCGGTTATGTTTGGCGTCCTTTACTAATTTAATTCTTGTGAAGTTTCCCAACTTTCACACCTACAGTATACCACACTTTGATGTACTGTTTTGTATCGTTTTGTATCGTTTTGTATCGTTAACGCTATTTCAATTTGGCTCGAATTCGCCCTACCTCTACCAACGCCCTATCATGTAGCTCGCCGCGTACTCGTGCTTCACTGTAGTATAGGATTTGCGCCAGTTCTTTCCAGCTCCTTCCTTGTACATATCGCTCTGTCAAGAGAACTGCCAGCTCATTCGGCCTTACCTGACTAATCACCCAACGAACTTCGGCCTTAATATTTTTGAGTCGCTCAATCTCTCTTCGTTGCTGTTCGACACATTGCTCAATACCTACCACGATATTTGATAAGTCGCTACAACTACCTCCGGATATCCTATCCTTGCTGTAATCGGTAGCCGACAGAGTATCCGCTCTGCGTTCTATTTGTGCTTCAATATCACGATTAATGGAGTCAATCCTGTCGTCAATCCGTAATATCTGAAGCATGTACTCTTTATCAGTCATTCCCAAGTCCCCTTATTTTCACCACCATTAATTACTAACTCCTTTTTCAAGTGTACGTATATATCGGTTGAGATACCATTGTGCTTTTTTTAGGTCCTCTACTTTATCACCTTTGAATCCAGCTCGTGCTACGTACTTCACTACATTTCCTAAATGATATGGTAATTGTTGATCTTCGATGAAATCGATTACTTCAATATTACCGCGTGTGTAATGTGAAGGGTGATTAACAACATCGTGTTCGATATTAGATACCTTAGCTGGTGTCACTACATTTTCCTCCTTAATTATCGCCTTGCTTGTAGCTGGCTTAGCTTCCATATGTTTAGTAATCGTAGCTATAATTTCCTGTTTGGCCACTTCTTCTTTTTGTAATTCATGGCTAACCTTCTTAAGCTTTTCCACTTTAGACTTTTTGGCGTGTTTAGCTACACATTCTGGGCAATATTTTGATGGTCGACCAGGTCTACTTGCAGGTATAGAAAATTCAATACCACAGTCTTCACACTTTGTAGTTTTTAGTGCCTGTTTTACTTTCAACGTAGGAGGCGTCATAACCTTCATACAATCAGGACAATACTTTTCGTCCTTAACTAATGTATACTTCTCGCCGCATCTGCTGCATTTTCTTTGCATAGTTCTACTCCTTATACAATTCTTTACGATACTTAATAGCTTCTAGTAGCGCGTCTTGCCCTACTTCTTTACGTTCTAACGCTTTCATGACTTGCTCGTCCATCGTTCCTTTTGTTACTAGGTGATGGATAATCACAGGCTGTGTTTGCCCCTGTCTGTGGAGTCGTGCATTAGCCTGTTGATATTGTTCTAGGCTCCAAGTTAATCCGTACCATACGATGATATTTCCACCAGCTTGAAGATTTAATCCGTACCCTGCCGATGCAGGATGGGCTAATAACATTTGGATATTGCCTTTATTCCACTCCGCTACATCGTCATCAGTCTTTAACTCTACTGCATTAGGGAAGGCTTCCTTAATCGCCTGTAGGTCGTGCTTGAAATTGTAGAATACTAACATCGGCTTTCCTTCATTGGTATCTACCAATTCTTTTAGCCGCTCAACTTTTTCGTTGTGGACGATTATAGTTTTGCCGTCGTCGGTATAAATGGATCCATTTGCGAGTTGTAATAGCTTACTCGTCAGTGCTGCTGAATTCAAAGCGCTCACGTCGTCTGAATCTATTAGGCTCAATACGTGAGTGTACTCCATTATTCTATATAGCCCATACTCCTTGGGACTCATTTCTACCGTGATTACGTTTTCAATACGTTCTGGAAGATTTAGGTAATCCTTTGCTTTTAAGCTCATACAGATATCTTGCATCTTACCGAATATAGCTTTATCTCCTCCTGATAGTAGACGGTAGCTGTACACGATATGCCCGTTTGTTTTATCGGGGGTAAAATATCGTAATCGATACTCGGTAAGGGTTTTACCTAATCGTTCGCCGCCATCTAACAAATACATTTGCGCCCATACATCCATTAACGTATTTGGTGCCGGTGTACCAGTTAAAATGACTACTCGTTTGAATAAAGGCCTCATTTTACGCAGCGCCTTAAATCGTTTAGCCTGTGGATTCTTAAACGATGAACTCTCATCGATGACAAGCATATCAAAAGGGAATTTCTGCTTTGGCTTTTCAAAATAGTAGTCATACAGCCATTGCACATTCTCACGATTTATAATGTAGATATCAGAATCACTTTCAAGGGCTTTGATGCGGTCCTTTTCAGAACCCAAAACAGATGCTATTGTAAGATGACTTGTCTCACTCCATTTTTTAGTCTCCTGCGCCCAGGTAGACTCTGCTACCTTCTTAGGTGCTATAAGCAATACTTTCTTAATGTCGAAGTAGTCATACATTAACTGCTCGATTGCAATAAGTGTAGATACGGTCTTGCCTAAACCCATATCCAATAACAATCCGTAATGGGTATTGTCAATGATTCGTTGTATGGCTATTTCTTGGTATTCGTGCGGATGAAAGTTCATGAATTACCCTTTCCATATCATCAACAAATAACTTAGCTTCTATCATTCCTGTAATCACAAATACTAACGCGCCCTGCTTACGTAATCTAGCAACTTGTACTCTTTGATTAGCCATTAATACTCCTTTTTTTGCTTTGAGTTCTACGAATATTACGCTGCCACCAGGAAGTACTACTATTCGATCTGGTACACCATCATTTCCAGGTGATACGAACTTCATATATATGCAGCCCATTTTTTTGAGTTGAATTCCTAACCATCGTTCGATATCCTTTTCGATTATTCTCACCTCGTTCTCAATAAATAATTGGACACACTATCGGACACGCCTGTGAAGCCTCACGGTTACTGGGTTTACGGGGGGGGGTGTGT